CGGCGTCAAACTCCAGACGGCGGTGGCTGATAATGTCGTACGCCTTGAGCACCAGGGCGTTTTTGACGTTGGGGTTGTAGACAAACTCTCGTACTGCTGGAAAAAAGTCTTTTACGTTCAGGTAAACACCGTGACCGACGCCGGTCGAGTCGATGCCGATATAGGTCACGTTGTACTGCTGTGTCAGCTTTTTAATGGCGTCAGCCTGGGCGCGGAAGTCCATCCCACGCCACTGATGACGCTCCAGAATGCGGAACTTTCCGCCCGGTACAGTGGGCGGAGCAATAACCACACAACCTGCGCTGTCACCGTTCTGCGTACCTTTCGCCGGGTCATAACCGATCCAGACTTCGCGCCAGCCAAACGGGCGCAGCGCCAGCGCCTGAAAATCGGTCCAGACTTCCCAGCTGTCCACCATGCACGCCTGCAGTTCGCTGAGCGGGAATACTGACGCCAGATCGTCAATAAATTCGCACATCAGCAGGTTCTGGTATTCGTCCGGGCTGTACTCCATGCGTAGCTGGTCGAGGTCGAACAGGTTACAGCCGCCGCGCACCGCATCTTCCACGGTGACTATCTGGCGGTATTGCCCGTCTGCGCACAGCAAGCCGGGGGCCAGATTGTTGTGGGACAGGTCGATGTCCACCTTATCGGCTTTGTTGCGCCCACGGTTAAACAGCGCACCGGACCAGAACGGATAAGCACTGTGTGTAAGGCTGGATGGCGTGGAAAAATAGGTTTGTCGCCATTTTTTGTGAATAGCCATACCGGAAGCCACTTTGCGCAGCTCCTGGAATTTCGGTATCCAGAAATATTCATCCAGATACAGGTTGCCGTGGTAACTCTGGGCCGTGCGGGCATTGGTGCCGAGGAAGTAAAGCGTGGCCCCGTTGGGAAGCACCATCGGATCGCCTTTCAGCTCCACCTCCACTTCTTTGGCGAAGTCGATGATGTACTGTTTAAAGACGTGGGCCTGTGCCTTACTGGCGGAAAGGAAAATCTGGTTACGTCCGGTAAGCAGGGCGTCAATCAGGGCTTCACGGGCAAAGTAAAAGGTCGCGCCGATCTGGCGTGACTTCAGCAGGTTGCGGATGCGGTTGGTTTTTCCGGCTTCCCACCAGTGGCGCTGGTAGTTGAACATGGAGGAATGGAAAATTTCTTCCAGCTTCTCAATCTGTTCATCGGTGAAAACGTTCTTTTCCGGCTGACGGCGTGGGCCTTTGTTGCGGTTGGCGACGTTAGGGTTTAAGTCGGCTTCGTTGCCGCCATTGTTAAACTTGCCGATCCGCGCGTGGCGTTCCGACTGGCGCGCCAGCAGGTCAATCTCTTTGAAATCTTTCCCTTCTTTGTGCTCCTTCATAATGAGCTGGCAGTAGCGTGCGGCGGTGGTGAGCTGCATCTGATCCAGCGGCCCATAGTCACCCCACTTGTCGCGTTTTTTCCAGCTGTGAACGGTTGCAACTTTCTCGCCCAGCATTTCAGCAATGCGGGCTACGCGGTATCCCTGAAAGTACAGCAGCATGGCCTGCCGACGGGGATCGAGATCTGCGGGTGTCAGTGTGGTGTTCATGGCACAAACCTACAGCCTTGAATGAAGGCTTTCCCCGCCTGCGGTTTGTGTGGTTGTCGGTACAAATACCGCGCATTGTTTCACTGCCCCCATCACCGCAACCATAAGGCTCCAGTAAGTTTTTTCTAACGGAGCACGGCTCATGACAGTGAAAGCAAAGCGTTTTCGCATCGGGGTGGAAGGTGCCACTACCGACGGACGCGAAATCCAGCGTGAATGGCTGGAACAGATGGCAGCCAGCTACAATCCGGCGGTGTATACCGCGCTGATTAACCTTGAGCACATCAAGTCTTATCTGCCGGACAGCACCTTTAACCGCTACGGCAAGGTGACGGCGCTGTTTGCTGAAGAAATCACGGAAGGTCCGCTGGCGGGCAAGATGGCACTGTATGCCGACGTTGAGCCAACGGAGTCCCTGGTGGAGCTGGTGAAAAAAGGCCAGAAATTATTCACCTCTATGGAAGTCAGCCCGAAGTTCGCTGATACGGGCAAAGCCTACCTGGTCGGCCTGGCTGCCACTGATGACCCTGCCAGTCTGGGCACTGAAATGCTGACATTCAGCGCCAGTGCAGCCCATAACCCGCTGGCAAACCGCAAGCAGAATCCCGCCAATCTCTTTACCGCCGCAGAGGAAACGGTGATCGAACTGGAAGAAATCCAGGAGGACAAGCTGTCCCTGTTTGCCCGCGTCACGGCACTGTTCACCAAAAAAGAGCAGTCCGACGATGCCCGGTTCTCTGATGTGCATAAGGCCGTGGAGTTGGTCGCCACTGAGCAGCAAAACCTGAGCGCACGCACCGAAAAATCCCTGTCTGAGCAGGAAGAACGTCTGTCTGAGCTGGAGACTGCCCTGCAGGCACAGCAGACAGCCTTTAACGAACTGGTGAATAAGCTGAGTCATGAAGACAGCCGCCAGGACTACCGCCAGCGTGCAACAGGCGGTAACGCCCCCGCTGACACTCTGACCAATTGCTGATGGAGCACAAAACCCGATGAAGAAGAATACCCGCTTTGCTTTTAACGCTTACCTGCAGCAGCTGGCGCGTCTGAACGGTGTTGCAGTTGAAGAACTGTCCAGCAAGTTCACCGTCGAACCGTCCGTGCAGCAGACGCTGGAAGACCAGATCCAGCAGTCCGCCGCTTTCCTGACACTGATTAACGTCACGCCAGTGACTGAGCAGTCCGGTCAGTTGCTGGGGCTGGGTGTTGGCAGCACCATTGCCGGAACCACTGATACCACCGCGAAAGAGCGTGAACCTGTCGATCCGACGCTGATGGTCGATGTGGAATATAAATGCGAGCAGACTAACTTTGACACGGTGCTGACCTACGCGAAGCTGGACCTGTGGGCGAAGTTTCAGGATTTCCAGGTGCGTATCCGTGACGCCATCGTGAAACGTCAGGCACTGGACCGCATCATGATCGGCTTTAACGGCGTGAAGCGTGCGAAAACCTCCAACCGTAGCGAAAACCCGCTGCTGCAGGATGTGAATAAAGGCTGGCTGCAGAAAATCCGTGAGGATGCACCGGATCACGTCATGGGCAGCACCACCACGGGCGGTGAAACTACACCGGGTGCGGTGAAAGTCGGGAAAGGTGGCGAATATGCCAACCTAGACGCCGTAGTGATGGATGCCGTCAATGAGCTTATCGACGTGGTTTACCAGGACGATGACGATCTGGTGGTTATTTGCGGGCGTGAACTGCTGTCTGACAAGTATTTCCCGCTGGTCAACAAAGAGCAGGAAAACAGTGAAAAACTGGCTGCCGATATGATCATCAGTCAGAAACGCATGGGTGGCCTGCAGGCCGTGCGTGCGCCGTTCTTCCCGCCGAATGCGCTGCTAATCACCCGTCTGGATAACCTGTCCATCTACTGGCAGGAAGGCACCCGCCGCCGTTCAGTTATCGACAACCCGAAACGTGACCGGATTGAAAACTTTGAATCCGTTAACGAAGCCTATGTGGTTGAGGACTACCGCTGCGCCGCACTGGTGGAAAACATCCAGATTGGCGATTTCAGCGCCGCTGCAGCAGAAGCCGGAGCGTAACCTATGAGCCTGAGTCCCGCACGGCAGCATCGCCTGCGCGTTCAGGCTGAACAGGCCGCCCGCGAGGGCGGCAGCGTTCGCCACGCATCTGGCTATGACCTGATGCTGCTGCAACTGGCGGAAGACCGCCGCCGTCTCAAGGGCGTTCAGTCCACGGTCAAAAAAGCGGAAATAAAGGTGGAGCTGCTGCCGAAATATGCCGCCTGGGCGGAGGGCGTCCTGGCTGCCGGAGGCGCTCAACAGGATGACGTGCTGATGTACGTGATGCTGTGGCGCATTGATGCCGGAGATTATGCCGGGGCGCTGGAGATCGGGCGTCATGCCCTGCGTCATGGCTGGGTGATGCCGCTGGGTAACCGCAATGTGCAGACCGTGCTGGCAGAGGAAATGGCAGATGCAGCGCAGAGCGCAATGCTTGCCGCCACCGGCTTTGATGCCGATCTGTTGCTGCAGACGCTGGAGCTGACAGACGGTCTGGATATGCCGGACCAGTCACGGGCGCGTCTGCATAAAGCGATTGGCGCTGTTCTGAGTGAAAGCAATCCGGCTTCCGCCCTTAATCATCTCAACCATGCGTTACAGCTCGATCCCCGCTGTGGCGTGAAAAAAGACAAACAGCAGCTGGAGCGCAGACTGCGCAATGACAGCCGCTGACAGAACGTGCCCCCGCGCACGGGCGGCACGGGGTGGCGAAAGGCACTGCCACATCAAAACCCCGTCCACCGCCCTTTATTTCAGGAGAAAGCAGCATGAAGTTTGTTGCGCCAGAACAGGCACCGGAACAGGCGGAAATCATCAGAAATACGCCGTTCTGGCCTGATGTGGACCTGTCGGAGTTTCGCAGCATGATGCGCACTGATGGCACGGTGACGCAGCCGCGTTTAAAGCAGGTTGCGCTGTCGGCAATTTCGGAGGTCAACGCAGAGCTGTATGAGTTTCGCAGACGCCAGCAGATGCTGGGGTATGCCTCGCTGGCAGAAGTCCCGGCGGAACAACTGGACGGCAAAAGCGAGCGCATTCAGCACTATTTCAACGCGGTTTACTGCTGGGCACGCGCCATGCTCAACGAACGTTACCAGGACTATGACGCCACGGCATCCGGTGTGAAGCGGGGCGAAGAACTGGCAGAAGCCAGCGGTGATTTGTGGCGTGACGCCCGCTGGGCCATCAGCCGGGTGCAGGATGCGCCGCACTGCACAGTGGAGCTTATCTGATGAAAGTGCGTGCGCATCAGTATGA